GGCTGGGACAACTATACGGTCAAAGAATTCGACATCATACTCAACATAGAGCTTACCGATGACATTGGTAGTAGCACCATCTACGGACAAAAAGAAATTAGCAACATCATAGGTCTTGATGTCACCTGCTACCGCAGAAGTGCGGACAAATTTCCTAGGTCCAATTGGATGCATAGACGCTAGATCAAGCGTACATTCAATGTCCTTCCATTCTGTATCTTCAACAGAGTCGGAGAAGTTACCGAGTTGACTCTCAAGAGTCGGCGCTGGATCTGATGCGTCGTAGTTCGGGGCCATAATAATGGTACCAACTTGAGATGTCGCTGATCGGGTGACAAAGAGAAACTTGCATTTATGCAAGCGGTACTCATTCCACTGAGCAGCTTCCACAGCAAGCCACGGAAATGTACTGGCTAAACCAGGATTTACCGCATACTTACTTACAGTGAAAGAAGCTGCATCATTGATAGTACCAATAAGGTCACAACCAGTGAGTCGGTCAGACTTCTTACCACGACGTGAGTCCATCTTTCGCAATGTAGACATCGCAACTGGTGCACCAATGGTGGGACCAGCATATGGACTACGACCTTTTCCAGCTGGAAATTTACGTCGTTTAGGTTGAGCAGACTGTTGAACAGATTTCTGTTGATTTGCTTTTTGCTTCGGGAAAATCTTTTTGGACGATTTCCCATTACGTCCTTGAGCCTTAGAGGCAGATTGTTGTTGCATGGTATTGGATCCCACAAGCAACGGTGGGACTATACATCTACATAAACATGTCACAACTACTAGTCAATTACCTCCCATTACTGGGCTGACTTTTGTAGAATTACGCTGACATGCTCAACCGTTGTAGTCTCTCGGCATTTAGTTTCTAGATGAACTTAATCACTTACGCCATGGAAGTAGGGTAGAGTTAACTCCCCTTTCCAATCTGAACTAGAATAAACATTTAGCACGGAATTATTAAGATTCCTCTCATACTTAGTTACAAATTAAGTCGGAGGTCATCACCGTTTTGGTTGATTTACATATGTAAACCCAATGGCTAAGTTTAAAGACATTCCAAGTCTGTGCATTAAGTGAGCCCACCCGTACGTCCAAGACGCTAATCCGATTACAAACCCCAATTAAGGAGAATGAGTCACGAACCCTGGTATGCTGAATATTATTAATGTTCACTAACAATTTTGTTTACCCTATTTCTAGGTAACATGCATACATGAAGGCATCAAAAGAAGCCCTAAGCATGCATATCCTATGCTATACGTCGTATTCTATACGCTCGTCGGTCCAGATTTAAAGGAACCGCTATTCACTACAAAAAGGTAGTGACTACATAGCACAGTACAAATATTTGAACTAGTCAGTGGTAACTAAGTTTAGGGACATTTCAGGTCCAGGATTAATGCATTAAGATTCTGAATCATATAAATGATGAATCTAGATAAGTTTTAGTAAGACATTCAAGGTCTTAACAACAATTTTGTATTATGATCGTCACTAAAGTATTAGCAACTTGGAACTTCTAACCTGCAAAAGTTGATTTATTTGCAGAAACATCAATGTAGTCAACGAGCATTACCTTAGGTACATGTCTCGATGGACCAGACTGAATCTTAATAAATTTCGATTCAACTTCTTGACTACATATGTTCCAAGGACTTTCAACGTCCGGGAGAACCTTAAGTGGATAACCAGTCGGTACGGATCGTACTGACAAATTAGGGTCAATTGACCACTTAACATCTTTCTCTTTCTTCAGACTGATGGCTTCATAAGCATCAAGATCATAACTGAAGAAATCTTCCATAGGTCTTATAGTTGTATACTGAGTTCCTTCAATCATTGGACACTCGTATGGTTCTTCAACTTTATCAGTGAAGACTCTCTTTACCCTCAGCATCTGCTTCATTAGCATTCGATGCGCGCCTGTAATATAAAATTTCCAGCCGCGAGGAGCAACAACACCCATTCCACCAAGGGATATGGGTAGGAAGATATTTCTGTAGATGGTTCCCTTAGACGTGATAGTCCTAGTTTCTTCACGAATCTTCTCACTATGCATCGCTAAATAACGTGCACAAATCATGTGAGCCATTCGAGGATTAATACAACCCTCGAGAACCTTGTTCATTACAGAACATGTACTATCCGAATCTTTATTCATAACCTTATGCTGACCAAAGAACAGGCCGCTATTTAAAAAGGGAATGATCCATGGATCATGACTCAGATCGTCACTATCAAGATTGTAGTGACAACAAGTACTATTCGCATTAAGGTAAGTGGAGTGACAGTATGCTTTGCCAACTGTCATCTCAAGACCAACCTTACCAGAGATCTCAATATGCGATTTCCATAATTCTGTAGGAGCAGAATATAACATATCATCTCCGTTTATTAGAACTTTCGCAAGTATTTCAGCTGTATTTCTCCTGAGAGCCCTTTTAAGGCCTCTCTTTGAAATGGGGAAATCATAGAACTCGCTGAAAATACCTTCAGTATTTAAAAGATAAACACCGAGATTGGCAAGACATAGAAATGGAAAAGATAGGGGTGAACCCATCAATTGACCATTAGTCTGCAATCCTCCAAGACGTTTATCTCCAATCTCTCTATTAATTTTACGCTCATCCTTTGATGTAGGGTAATAGAGATTGTGAGGTCCCAAGACACTTCGCATTAAATTGCGTACGTCTTCAGGGAGACCTTCTGAAGTAAATTCTAATAATTTCTGTGAATAGAGCAATGACAGACCGTCAGTTGCACCCGAATAATCCACAGAAAACCATTCCCAACCCTTCTTGCCTGCTAAGGCATTTATATCAGTGGGTGACAATGGACGACCAGTAAGTTCAAAACATTTGAACTGTTGAAGACTCTTCCAAAGAGCAATTTGAAGAGGTTTACTGGCGTAATAAGGGAGAGCTTCTCCTTTTGAGATGATACGAACCTTACAAGGTTCAAGAACTGCCTGAATTGTGCAGTTAAGTGGTACAGTGGTATCTAAATCAGAGAGTTCACTCGCAAGTGACTCCCATTCAGATCTACCATAACGCTCTCGTACTTCATGGACAACATTGAATCGATTGATTCCGCCAACTCTTGATTGAGGGAGAAGAATCATACTTTTCAATTCGCTGTCATAATAGTTGCTTTCGGGGATCTCAGACTTTCGTTTGAGCTCCATACTCTGACCACCACATGATCGTGTGGTCTCAAAACAAGCACTATTAGATGGGGTAAATTCATAGAATTTATCAGAAGTTTTATATATTTTTTGAAATACATCTCTAAACTTCTCCATCACATGACGCATAATAGGATTTTGCAATATCCTATCAATAGTATCAGGATCACCAGGATCTGGTGATGTTAACGCCTTTTGATGTTTGGCGTAGGAGTCTTTGACGACATCCTCTGATACAGGTAGCGTACCACGCTTCGCTTGAAGCCACGAATACCAAAAGTGCGTATTCGTGCGTGAAAAAACATTATATCTGCAAAGTAAAAACTTTCGCAGTCCACCAGTTGGAGTGAAGATCTCATCATCCAAACTGGGTTGTTCGTTACTTAAATATCTTGCGATAGGATAGGTCAACATGTGTTTAACACGTGCGAGCCAGATCTTTTCGCTAGAACAAACATTTAAGTAAAGTGCACACTGGTGTCTCAGATCAGAGACAATAAATTTATTAGCTTTATGAGCTTCTAACACCAGAACCAGTGCCCGAACAACAGCTTCCGTACGATCACGAATCGACGGAGCTGGAGAAGGTAACGGGGGCGTTCCCTTGTTGCATTCTTCATCATTCGATGATGCTGACAACTTCTGATCTTCACTTAACATTAGTGATTTAGTGTCGATATTAGACACATCCAGAAGGTCTGTCGGTTCTAAGGTAACAAGAGTACCAAGGAACTGACGGACGTCATCATCCGATATTGAGCATTTTTGAATGCGCGTTGTGTTTTCTGTTTGGAGTAAAATCCCGGCCGAAAAC